TTTGACGCACTTGTATCATTTTCATTTAATGTAGGATTAGGTACGCTCCAGCGATCAACCATGCGTCAAAAAGTGATTCGTGGCGATATGGAGGGGGCGGCTGAAGAACTTTTAAAATACTGCATGGCTGGTGGCAAAGTTCTCAAAGGGCTACAAAAAAGGCGAATTGACGAAAGAGCAGTCTTTCTTTCATGATTCTTGCTCCCCACAGGGTTCAGGAGTATAATTTTTTCTAGGCGCATGCTGTATCAGCGGCTAATACTATTGGAGTATTTATGAGCTATACCATGACCTACGACAGTCTGCTCGTAGATGTGCGCCGTTATCTTGAGCGTGGTTTCACCCAAGAAAGCGACCAGATCGTCTACGACCAACTGCCTCGGTTGATCACATTGGGCGAACGCAGAATTGCGCGAGAGCTTAAAATTATGGGGTTCATCCGAGCGGTGAGTACCCCTCTATCCGTTGGCGTGGCTGTCTATTTAAAGCCTGATAGGTGGCGAGACACCATCAGCATGACGGTTGCTGGATCGCCTATCTTTGCTCGAGCATATGAGTATTGCCGCAGTTACTGGCCTAACGAAGCCCAGACTGGCGCTCCTCAGTTCTATGCTGACTACGACTATCAAAACTGGCTGATAACGCCAACACCTTCTACGGTGCAGACTCTTGAGGTTCTGTACTACGAGCAACCCGCCCTTTTGGGTGATGACTTACAAACCAACTGGCTTACTGAATACGCACCTGATGTGTTGCTGTATGCAACCTTGCTTGAGGCAACTCCGTTTCTGAAAAAGGACGAGCGCATTCAAACTTGGCAAGCCATGTATGACCGTGCGGCGCAAGCGCTCAATGGCGAAGACTTGAAGCGCATCATGGATCGCACAGCAACTAGGAGTGAAGCGTAATGCCTATCTATACAGATGTCTTTGGTGGAGCAAACATCTACCCAAGCGAAATAAGCTACAGCGCCATAACGCTGACAACAACGGATGTGACGCTAAGTTGGCCCGAGGAAACCTCGACTAACACTAACCTAGCGACCCGCATTATTGATGTGACAGCCTCCAATGCTGGCAGGTCAATCTTCTTGCCTGATGCTCAAAAGAGTGGCGTTGGCAACACCATCCTGTTTAACAACCAAGGCGCTCAAACTTTTATAGTTAAGAACGCTGGGGGTACGCAAGTTGCGTCGATTGCCGCTGGAACTGTCTATCAAATTTATTTGACTAGCAACACCACAACAAACGGCTTGTGGGAGTCGTTGCAGTTTGGCGCTACGGTATCCGAGGCTAACGCTTCTGCTCTGGCTGGAACTGGCATTGTGGCTGTGGGCACATTGTTGTCTCAGTCTGTTCCTATTACACAGTTCAATACAAACTACATTGCAGGCGACTCAGACCGCGCCAAAATGTATTTGTGGACTGGTTCAGGCTCAGGGACTTTGACCCTTCCTAGCGCCGCTACAGTGGGCAACAATTGGTTCATGTACTTGCGCAACTCAGGCGGTGGTCAAGTTACCCTTACACCCTCTGGTGTCAACACAATTGATGGATTGGCAACAAAAGCCTACCAGCCAACTGAGTCGTCTGTGATTATTAGCGATGGTTCAAACTTCTACACACTAGGTTTTGGTCAGGCTTCTGTTTTTGTGTTTGACTACACAGTGATCAGCATTGCTGGAACTGGAACATACACGCTGACTGGCTCAGAGTTAAACCGTATTGTTTACAAATTTACGGGTGCTTTAACTGGAAACCGCAGTGTGGTTGTGCCTGCAACTGTCCAGCAATATTGGATTGACAATGCCACGACAGGTGCTTTCACACTGACTGTTAAAACTTCCGCTGGAACTGGAGTTGGTGTTACCCAAGGTTCAAGAGGTATTTATTATTGCGATGGCAGTGATGTGGTTGATGCTGATACAACAACAGCAAGTTTTCCTATCTCTATTGCAAATGGTGGCACAGGAGCTACTACAGCAGGTGGTGCACTAATTAACCTTGGTGGTACTGCGGTTGGTATTCCTATTTTTGAGGCGGCTAACCAACAAGCGGCATGGACTGCTTTGGGTGTTGCCCCTGCTGGCGTTGTTAATGGTGGGACTTACTGATGCCAGAATCCACAATAGTCCTAAAGTCTCTCGCTGGTATCAAGCGAGATGGTACTAGGTACGATGGTGACTTTTACATTGACGGACAGTGGGTCAGGTTTCAGCGTGGCTTGCCTAGAAAAATTCTAGGGTATCGCTCAATCAACAAATACCTGACAGAAATTTCTCGCGGTTTTAACAGCTTTACGCAACAACAATTACAGTATTGTCATTCAGCAGGCGCAACTAAAGTTGAGCGTTTTACGATTGATGCAACTACAAATAGTTCAGTTATCAGTAACCGAACTCCTGTTGCTGTTAGCGCAACTGGGACAGTTACTTTGACTGGTGGTGGGGCTGGATC